AAATAAAAAATGGCAATTGCAACAAGAACACTCAAAGATACGGCATTACAAGCTAGTGGCGGTGCTCAAGGTGGTAAGGTTACTGTTTTAGTAAACATGGACGATAATACTACTGCTAATTCAAACATACTTGACGCAAGTGGTTTGGCAGGACACGCTAACGGTGCAAAATTGGATATCACTAGAATATGGTGGCAGTTAGTACAAGGTACTGCTGATGATAATACAGGCCATGTACAGATACAATTTAAAGGCGCTTCATCTGACACAACAGCAATTCAACTTGCTGGTACAGGTCACTATGACGGTACTGCTGGTAAGATTACAAATAATGCGACTAATACAACAGCGACATCAGGAGACCTAGAGTTAAGTGCTTTTGGAACTTCTGGTAGTGTTATTATCGAGTTAAGAAAAGACGAATCATTTACTGCATAATTATTATGACTATAACAAATACATCGGTTGTTGATACAACTAAGAAAGCTATTGTTAAGTCAATTGGTGTAAGTGATGAAGTTGATCAGATAATGGTTGACGCAGAAAAATTAACAAGTGGTAATAATCAGTCTAAAGTAAGTCTGATTGAATGCTTCTATCAAATAGAAGGCACAGGTACTTTGACAGTTAGTGCTGATAGTGAAACAAACAACTTATCTCTAACAGGTAGAGGTAAGTATGGATTAAGACCAGACGAACCAAAATTTGGTAACGATGGTCAAATAAAATTAACAACTGACTCGAATGTGTCAAGTTATTTGTTGATAACTGAATTTAGAAGGAATAATTAATGGCTGATACGGTAACAAGTCAAACGATAGTGGATGTCACAGGAACAAAAACTGTGATGAAGTTTACAAATTTAAGTGATGGTAGTGGTGAAACACTGGTGACAAAAATGGATGCAAGTGCATTGACATTTATGACCGAGGACGCTACAAAAAAGATTGCGAAAGTTTGGTGGAATGTTAATACATCTTCTGGTAATGCAGGAGTAGAAGTTTTGTGGGCAGGTAGTGGTACTACTAGTGCAAATGCAACCGCATTATTTTTAAGTGGACAAGGATATTGGGATTTACAAACATCAGGTAATTCTATTCCTAATAATGCTACATTAACTGCAAGTACATCGCCTGCGGGTGATATTTTGTTTAGTACGAAAAATTTTGCTGCAAATGATAGTTATACAATAATATTAGAAGTTAGATAATGAAAAAGAAAAAAGATCATTCAAAAGCTATACTTGAAAGAATTGTGGGAACAAAAAGAAAGACTGATCTTGCAGAAAAATTTAAAGAAGCATTTGCTGAAAAATACAATATTAAAAGAGAAGAAATTAAACAAGGCATAGTAGATAAAGTTTACAACAAAGAAAAGGTGGAGAGATGAAACTAATTACAGAAACAATCGAAAATATCGAAGTCTTGACCGAAGAAAAAGACAACGGTAAAAAAGATTATAAAATAAAAGGTGTGTTTATGCAGGCTGATATTAAGAACCGTAATGGTCGAGTTTATCCAGTTGAAACACTTGCAAAAGAAGTGGCAAGATACACAAAAGAATTTATCAATAAGAAACGAGCATTTGGTGAACTAGGACATCCAGACGGACCAACAGTAAACCTTGAGCGTGTTTCTCATATGATTACGAGTCTTAAACCAGAAGGTAAAAACTTCATAGGTGAGGCTAAAATAATGGATACACCATATGGTAAAATCGTTAAGAATTTAATTGACGAGGGTGCTCAATTAGGCGTATCTTCAAGAGGTATGGGTTCTATTCAAAGAACTAATAACAAAAATGTTGTTGGTAGGGACTTTTATCTTGCAACTGCTGCTGATATTGTTGCAGACCCTAGTGCACCAGACGCTTTCGTAGAAGGTATCATGGAAGGCAAAGAGTGGGTATGGGACAATGGAAGATTAATCAGTAAGTCAGTTGAAGAATACAAAGAAGAAATAGAAAGAACTAAACGCCACGAATTGGCAGTAGTAAAATCTAGAATATTCAAAGACTTTATATCAAAACTATAAAACCTACGCAGATTTATTAGAAAAAGCGTCGGCGAAAATGGTAGTTTGTATAAATAATAGTAAATGAAAATTAATTAATTTTTAATATCAAGGAGAGACCGAATGTCTGAAACCGAAGTTAAACAAGAAGTAGAATTAGAGGAAAATGTTGTCGCTAAAGACGCTGCTCCTGCTGAACCTACTCACCTTAAAAATGACGCTGAAGATTTGGGTGCACCAGTTGTTAAACCAACTGATACTAATCCAGACGCTGCGAAAAAGGTAAAAAAAGTTAAAGACCAGGTCAGTAAAGATGAGAACGATGGTTCATTACCGAACGATCAAAAACCATCATCTGTTAAAGAAGAAGAAGTTGAAGTAGAAGGCGATGAAGAAATCGTTGAAACTGCTGAAACTGAATCAGACGAAACAGAAATTGATCTGTCTGCTGATGTTAAAGCACTAGTTTCAGCTGACGCTGACTTATCTGAAGAATTTAAAGATAAGGCTGCGACAATTTTTGAAACTGCTGTTAAAACACGCATTAAGGAACAAACTAAGATTTTAGAATCCCAGTATGAAGAAAAACTTTCAGCTGAAACTGAAACAGTAAAAGAAGTTATGGTCGAAAAAGTTGACTCATATCTAAACTATGTTGTTGAAGAATGGATGAAAGAAAATGAATTAGCAGTAGAAAGAGGTATTCGTACTGAAATCGCTGAAGATTTTATTACTGGTCTTAAATCTTTATTCAAAGAACATTATATTGATGTTCCTGAAGAAAAATACAATGTACTTGATGACTTAACAAATCAAACCAAAGATTTAGAATCTAAGTTAAACGAACAGATTGAAAAAAATGTTGAATTAACAAAACAGAATTCTGAATTTAACAGAGCAAATGTAATCGCTGATATTTCATCTGATTTAGCTGAAACTGAAAAAGAGAAATTTGCTTCTATGGCAGAAAATGTTGAGTACGATAGTGCTGAAAAATTTAGAGAAAAATTAGAAACTGTTAAAGAATCTTATTTCCCTAAGACAAAATCAGAAATAACAGAAAATTCTGTTGATTCTGTGGCGGCGAATGTTCCTAGTGATTTCACTAGTGGTCAATCGGATGCTATGGCTGCATACACTGCCGCTATTAATAAAAGCGTTGCTTCAGATACGAAGTAACGGTGACTAAATTTTTAATAACTAAAATAAAATAGGAGAGATAATAAAATGTATCTTACTGAAAATTTACAAGAAAAGTGGCAGCCAGTCTTAGAACATCCAGATTTGCCAAAAATCGGCGATGCTTATAAGAGAGCTGTTACAACAGTTATTCTTGAAAACCAAGAAAAATCTGTTAGAGAAGATAGAGCATTTATGTCAGAAGCTGCTCCTGCTAACGCAATGGGCGCTTCATCTTCAACTGCAAGTGATGGTAATATTGATATATACGATCCAGTATTAATATCACTAGTTAGAAGAGCAATGCCTAATCTAATCGCTTACGATATCTGTGGCGTTCAACCGATGACTGGTCCAACTGGACTAATCTTCGCTATGAAGTCAAGATTCGGATCGCAAGCAGGTGCTGAAGCACTATTTAACGAAGCTGACACAGACTTCTCAAGTAGAGACGCTGCTGGTGGTTCTGGTTCTCCAGACGCACAGGCTGGTACTAACCCTGCTACACTAAACGACAGTCCAAGTGCTGGTGCTTATACTACTGGTTCTGGATTCACTACTGCTCAGGCAGAAACACTAGGTGATGGTACTGATGAGTTTGCTGAAATGGCTTTCTCAATCGACAAAGTAACTGTTACTGCTAAATCTAGAGCACTCAAAGCTGAGTACACTATGGAACTTGCTCAAGACTTAAAAGCAATCCATGGCTTAGACGCAGAAACAGAACTTGCTAACATCTTATCAAGTGAAATTCTTGCTGAAATCAATCGTGAAGTTGTAAGAACTATTTACGGACACGCTAACAAAGGTGCTGAAGTAAATACTACTACTGCTGGTATTTTTGACTTAGATACTGACTCTAACGGTCGTTGGTCAGTTGAAAAATTCAAAGGTCTTCTTTTCCAATTGGAAAGAGATGCTAATGCAATTGGTCAAAAAACAAGAAGAGGTAAAGGGAACATAATTATTTGTTCTGCTGATGTTGCTTCTGCTTTACAAATGGCTGGCGTACTAGATTATGCTCCGGCGTTGAACACAAACTTAAATGTTGACGATACTGGTAATACTTTTGCTGGTACTCTAAACGGAAGATTTAAAGTATATGTTGATCCATATGCAGCAAATATTTCTGCTAGTCAATACTATGTTGTTGGATACAAAGGAACAAGTCCTTACGATTCAGGTCTGTTTTATTGCCCATATGTTCCACTACAAATGGTGAGAGCAGTTGGACAAGACAGCTTCCAACCAAAAATCGGGTTTAAAACTCGTTACGGAATGGTTCAAAATCCATTCGCAACAACTAACGGTGCTGGTGCTCTAGATAACTCTGGTGCAGTAGCTGCTGGTGACCAAAACATTTATTACAGACGAGTAAAAATTACTAACATTATGTAATTTTACTTATTGTAAATTGTTTAAAGAGGGGGCTTCGGCCCCCTTTTTTTTACCTCTATAACTATTATAAATAGTAGTATGACTGAAACAAATATTCAAAATAGACAACCCGGAATAATGGACTATGCAAGTCCTATACAGTTTAGATTTAAATGTACTAAAATGCCTTTGGTAGAATACTTTTGTCAAACGGCAAATATACCTGGTATAAGTTTAGGGTCTGCAATTGTTCCGACTTCAATGTATGATTATCCTGTACCTGGAGATAATATATCATATCAAAGTTTTGATATATCATTTCTAGTAGATGAAAATTTAAACAACTATAAAGAACTACACGACTGGATAAGTGGTTTAGGTTTTCCTA